TAAAAGGTGCTTCTGTTGGTGCTGTGTCTGACTTAGTTTCAGAGTATTCACAAGATGCTAACGGATTACAAGTACTAAGAGATAGATATGGTTTTATTGATACACCTATAACTACTAAAGATACAGATCATCCTGCTATGTTAACCTTAAAGAACATGGTTGAAGGTTTGGGTATTGGTACTATTTTTGAAGGAATGTTTAGAGCAATAGGTAGATCTAGAGCTAGAAGTGGTACTAAAGGTAATAATACTGAACAAGTTTTAAAATCAGTTAATGCAGCAGAAAGTAATCGATTATATAAAAGTAAAAAAGCTGCTGATGCTCAAGTAGATCTAAATTTAAGAGCTACTACTACAAAGCAGTTATTTGGTAAGAATATAGATTTCAATCAATTAACACCAGCAGAACAAACTAATGCAATGACAAAGGTTTGGCAAGCTGATGTGAAAAAGAAAAACCCTAAATTCAGTACATGGTCTCCACCAGATGAAGGTAATGTCGTAAGGGCTGAACGTAAAATCTCTGAACGTTCTACAGATGTCGAAAATCAGATATTTGAAGCAGGTACAGAAGAAATAAAAACTAATCAAATCGGAGGTCATAGTCATAAAGGTGTACTTCCTTCATGGGAAGGTGCTCCTAATTCCACTGGAAAACCGTTTGAAGTTGGTCAACAATTAAAACGGATTTACAATGAATGGGGTTCGGATACTGGTTCTACAGATGGTCTGATTACTTCAGCTGCTGCAGAAAGACTTGCCGAAGAAGGTTTTAGTACCAGAGGTATCACACCTGAAATAGCTAAAGAACTATTAGGAGATGCTAGATTTAAACAGATAATGATAAATCTGCAATCTAAAGGTCAGTCTTTACAACAAGTCTATGGTGATGCGTTTGAAAGATTTAAAGAAGTTCTAGGTGGCAGAGATGCTGGAGAATTAGAACCAAATGAATTCTGGGGTCCAATTAGAAGTAATGTATCTCAAACTAATGACTTTGAATATTGGTCAGTTGATAATATTTTAGCAGCAGATTTAATTACAGAATCTCTATTCAAGCAACTCCGTGATAGAGCAATGGTTGCTAGAGAAGTTTTAAATGTCACTGATTTACATGATATTAATGGTCCTTTAAAATTTATTCGTAATAATTTAATAGTCGGATTAGAACAAGTAAACCGTTCTAAATTCTTAACTAGCCCAGAATACGCTGAACTAATTAGTGTTAAAGGTGGTAAAGAACAAATAGAAGGTATATTAGATAATCTTCATATGGAAACAAGGGCTCAAGTTGATATGATGTTTGATGTTGCACGTCAATCACCAACTGATGAGTTACTCCATGCTATGGTTGAATCGTTCTCAATGTCTAATAAAGTCACTAATTGGCAAGACTTCAATAATTATATGCGTCAAAGATTGTTCGGTCGTACAACAGAACAAGGTGTAAAAGAAACAGGAGCATTAATTAGAGAACTACAAGGTGTCATGGTTAATAGTATCTTAAGTGGACCTAAGACACCACTAAGAGCTATTATGGGTACAAGTACTGCAACTTTTACTAGGCCTATGGCTCAGACAATAGGTGGTACTATGCAATATTTAGGTGGTGGTTTAAAGGATGCATCTGCATTAAGAGAAGCTTTATCTGAAGCGAATGGTATGGTACAAGCAATACCAGAATCTTTTGAATTTTTTAAATCACGTTTAAATAGTTATTGGACTGGTGATATATCAACTATTAAAACTCGTTTTTCTGAAACTACTAATTCTGATGAACATTGGGAATTACTAAGATTCTTTGCTGAAAGTGATAAGGCTTCATTAGGTGATAAATCCGCCTTTAGATTAGCTAATCTCGCACGTTCTGCTAATCAAAGTAATTTTCTAACTTATTCAACTAAGTTAATGGCAGCTACTGATGATGCATTTACATTGATATTAGCTAGAGGTAGATCTAGAACAAAGGCATTAAGAGCTGCGTTAGATGCTCAAGGACAGGGACTTATACCTGATATAAATCCTGAATTAATAAGAGATTATGAACATAGATTTTATAATGAAATCTTTGATGTAGAAAGTGCTACAGTTAAAGAAAGTTGGTTGAAAAATGTTAGAGCAGAAGTTACACTAACTAAAGATTTATCTGGTTTTGGAAAAGCAATGGATAGGCTTTTCGCTTCACAACCTTTACTTAAACCATTTTATTTATTCGCAAGAACTGGTATTAATGGATTAAACCTAACTATTAAACATACACCATTAGGTATACTAACTAAAGAATTTAATGAAATAGCTTGGGCTAATCCTGATAATCTATCTAATGTTGCTAAATATGGTATTGAAACTGTACAAGATTTAACTAATGCTAGAGCCTTACAAAATGGTAGACTTGCCTTAGGTAGTTCTATAATTTTCATGGCAGGTCAGAAGTATTTAAACGGTGGATTAACCGGTAATGGTCCTGCTGATGTTACAACTCGACGTAATTGGATAGCAGCAGGTTGGAACCCACGTTCTATTAAATTAGGAAATGTTTGGGTAAGTCATGAGTCATTAGAACCATTTACTTCTATACTTTCATCCGTAGCTGATTATGGTGATAATCAACGTTTAATGGGTGATCAATGGGTTGAGACAGGATTACTTAGTAATGCTTTAATTATAAGTAAAGCTATGGTCAGTAAAACCTATTTACAAGGTATGACATCCTTAACAGATTTATTTGGTAGAGATCCTAAAGCATTAGAAAAAGTTGGCGCTAATATTCTCAATAATACTCTACCACTTGCTGGGTTAAGAAATGAAATGGGTAAACTCATTAATCCTTATATGAAAGAACTTAATTCAGGGTTTAGTGAAAGTATCAGAAATCGTAACCAGATGTTCGAGAATTTACATGGAATAAGTAGTAGATTACCTATTAAATATGATATATTAAATGGTCAACCAATTAATGATTGGAATCCAACTACTAGAATGTTTAATGCGATTAGTCCTATTCAACTTAACTTTGATCAAGCACCTGGTAGGAAATTTTTATTCCGTAGTAACTATAATTTAAATTTAACAGCATATACAGCTCCTGATGGTACATCCTTAAGAGATAATCCAAGTCTTAGATCAGCATTCCAAAAAGCTATAGGAGAAGAAGATCTAGAACATCAATTAGCTCAATTATCATTAAAACCAGAAGTACAAGAATCTATAGCAGAAATGGAAGCTGATATAGAATCAGGTAGAGCTAATAGGCCTCCTGGTATTAGTCCTATGACTTATAAACATAATAGGATGATAAATAAACTAATAATAAAAGCTAAACAAAAAGCTTGGGCTAAACTAGCAACTCATCCAGAAGTTATGCTTTTACAAAGTACTGATAAATTAGAAGATGCAGCAATATATAATCGGAAAAGAGGAAAATACAAACAAAGTAATACACAATACGATAGAGCCACTCAATTACTAGAAATGAAGAACAAGTAACACTATGGCAACAACTGAAAATTCTTATACAGCGGCTGCAAATCAGACGTTGTTTTCATTTACATTCCCATATATCGATACTACTGACATCAAAGTTTCTGTTGATTCAGTAGTTCAAACAATCACAACTCATTATACATTAGCCAGTGCTACGCAAATACAATTTGTTGCCGCTCCAGGAGTCGGTAAAACAGTTAGAATTTATAGAGTAACAAATACAGATACTAAGAAAGCAACATTCTTTTCTGGTTCTGCTATTCGATCACAAGATCTTAATGAAGACTTTGATCAATCTCTTTATGCAATGCAAGAGGTCTCCCGAGATGTACTAAACATCTGGGATGATACAACTGAAACACTTACTAGTGCAGAAACGTTTATAGATAGTGATAGTTATATCATGACTGCGGCTGCTATTGAGGATAGAATAGCTGCAGGTTCCCCTACAATTTCTGGTGTACCAACTTTAAGAACAGATGGTGGGAATGATATGGTTGGTCATATCAATCTTGATAACCAGAAAGAAATGCGTTGGTATGAAGCTGATGCAAATGGAGCTAATTATATTGGATGGAAAGCACCAGCTGCGGTAACAACAACCAGAGTCTTTACTCTTCCAGATGGATTCCCAGGAGGAAGTGGATATTCATTAGTGAGTGATACTTCAGGTGTTATGACTTGGAGTTCAGTAGGATCTCCTACTACAACAGCAGGTGATGTAATTTATAGAGGAGCTAGTACTGATGCAAGACTTGCAAAAGGAACAGCAGGTCAAGTATTACAGATGAACTCTGGAGCTACGGCTCCTGAATGGGGTGCTCCATCTTCTGCTAGTGTAGTAACAACAGCAGGTGATATACTTTTTAGAGATGGGTCTGGTCTACAAAGATTAGCCAAAGGAGCAGCCGGTCAACTTTTAACAATGAATTCTGGAGCTACGGCTCCTGAATGGGCAGCAGCGGCGGCGGCTGGATATACCAAATTAGTAGATCATGCTGCTGTTGGTACTGGAACTAGTTATACTGTAACAGGTGTACCATCATCAGCTAGGCATCTAGTAATACTGTTTAGTGGAATGAGTTTTGGTGGTGCTGATGAACATCGTCTCCGTTTTGGTACATCAGGTGGTATAGTTACAGCTGATTATTTTTCATCTGAAAGATATGCAGATAGTGGTGTAACTACCCATAGTCGTGCCGATGCATTAATGGGGTATGGAACTGGTGTAGCATCAAGAGCTTTTACTAGTGTTGTAAATTTATGGCAATTACACAGTACTACCTGGTTCTCAGATATCCGAACAACTACATCACAACTAACAGGAGCTAACACCGCACAAATTTATGACAGTGTTGGTTGGACTGATATAAGTAGTGGAACATTAGATCGATTTACTTATTTCGGTGGTAGTGGAGGAAGTCTCGACTCTGGTGCATGTTCTGCTTATTATATATAATTATTATGACACATACCATATACAATGCTGCAACTGGACAAACAACAACTGTTGCTGTAACTGATTCCGAAAAAGCAGTATTTGCTGCTAATAAAGTAGAAGCTGATAAAATTGCATATAAATTTAAAAGACGAGAAGAGTATCCAGCAATTACAGATCAATTAGATCTACTGTATAAAGATCTCCTCGCTGGTAAATTAGATGCAACTGGTGAATGGGCAAAAGCTATTAAAACAGTAAAAGACAATAATCCTAAGCCATAATGCCCGTTAATCTCCCACGCCCTAACCTACCCAAAGGTCTACACATCCCTCAGATGTACCTCAGGCAGCCTACAGCGGACGTACCTGCGTTTGCCCCCATCGTGGTACCTCCAAGTGATTTAGAACGTCCTGAGGAGACACAGGCAGAGGAGAAGGAAGAAACGACAGAAACACCCGCACCACCGAAGCTTAGAATACCGGTTATTGACATACAGATGCCAGTACCTGAGACAGCAGTAGTGGTAACTGCAGTGACAACAGCTGTTATAGCAGTAGTTACAACAACTGTTACTCAATCCTTATTTGAACCCATTAAAAAGAAAGTTCAGAAACAACTACAAGCTAAAGTCAATAAATGGAAGGAAAATCGGAAGAAAAAAAGAAAGGACTCCTCGGTAAACTCAAAGACGCCGCAGAAGACCAAGAACACCAAATCCAGATCCTCGGAACATTCGTCAGACTAGGCGTGGTTGTTTGGAGTGGATTCATAATAACAATGAATTACGTAGAATTACCAATGATAAAGAAAGCTGGTAACTCGGATATAACGTTCGTCGCATCCGTTTTCACCGGCGCTTTAGCTACTTTCGGTCTTTCTACAGGTAATTCTAATAAAGATAAGGGACCAGTAAACTGTCCTATGGCAATTAAGAAAAAGGAAGAATGAAGAAATGGCTTTTCCTCTTCCTACTGTTATCCCCCTCGGTAGCAAGAGCAGAGCTCGTCACCC